CCGGAACCGATAGACGGTCTGCCGTATCTACGCATCTCCCTCTCATGTGGGGAGTAAGCAGATAGAATCTGCTCCATCGCATCCTCGGAAAGATGCCCATTCTTCCCATTCATGGACTTCACGTTTTCGGAGGCGTGATCCCATGTGGCGTTAGTCAGGCTTTGACCCTTCTTTATGTTGTTCATAAAGGCGGCAACTGTTTCAGTCATCCCCTGCTCAGGGGTGAAGGTCATATAGACCATTCCTCTTCGGTCTAGGGTTCGTGTCACGGCCTGTGAGTACAGTTCCCTGCTGGGTTCCTCGTCCAGCCATACCACATCTACCGATCTACCCTGCCACTTGTCTACTCCCATCTCATAGGCTTTAAAGTGTAAGGAAGAGTTCCCGCCTGTAATGTGCCGTATGAGGGCTACGGACTTGGCGTTTGGTACTCCGGGCTTCCGTTCTGTTTTTATTATATACTTCTGAGGGATGGAGCCAGAGCCAAAGGCTTCGGGATCGTCGGGGGAACCCAATAATTCTGCTTGTACGATATCTCTTGTTGTCTCGTTTGATACACCACCAGCCCATGCTGTGATAGGTTGGTCGTACCGTCTACCCTCCCACCAGTCAGGGTATAGTCCTGTGAGGTGGTAACTCATCTCTGCGGCCCCGCAATAGGATTTACCTATTCTGTTAGCGGCCATCAGGAGGCGCTGTGAGTTATCCTTCCCCGTTTTATGGAAATCCATCTGGTAAGGGTATGGATCATAATGGTTTATTTTATTAAACCGTTCCCTCTGTTTCTGTGCCTGTAGGAGTTTTAGGAGTTCAGTGTTTTGTAAGGGCATCTATTTGCCTTTGTATTTCCTCATCTGACATTGCATCAATGTTAGTGGTTTCTATCTTCTCCACTGGCTTCATACCGGCTCTATCTAATATATCTTTAATAGCCCCCAACCTAACTGATTCACTCTCTGCCTTCTCTGCTAGATCAGTCACCCAAGATAATGCCTGTGGTATCTTGTCCTGCAAGGCTTTATAGGTGGCATCCTCAATCTCATTCCTTAGTCTGGTCTTTAACTGGTGTCCTTGTACCTTTGCACTCTTCTCTGAGTATCCAGCATACACCGCACTCTTGGTAGCATTACCAGTACGGACATACTCTTCTATGAACTTATCCTGCTTGTCTGTCATAATATGCTCTCAGAGGCTCTGTAATGGCCCCTACGGGGTTTTAAGGGGTTAAGGTAGGCTACCCTACTGGGTATGGTCTATAGTACCGTATACACCCCATATTAGTAATTCCTTATGAATGGTATTTTTACCCTCTAGTGAGTGGGGAGAATATATATATATAATATTACAGCAAGAGGGGGTGGGTAGGGGTCTTACTCGATACTGTCTGTCGAAGCGTTGTTGCCGTTAAGAAGGCGAGGCTTGCCTCGTCCTCGCTGTTGGGCTGGGTTCCGGGCTAGGGCGGAGTGCCGTGTGTGTGTGGAGGGAGGATATCCTTTCTTCGGGTTGGCTACTACAGCAAGAGGAGTCTTGTTCTCTATAGGAGTATATGACACCAGGGAGATCAGGGTTCCTTTTGGGCGTCCCCCGCGAACAGATGCGGGTCGGGCTTTCGTAAACCAAGCCTCGCGGTACAACGGCGAGTCTCGGCCCTTACGGGCTTCAATCCCTAACGCAACAACCGGGGGGTAGGAAGAGCACGCGCTTGTAAGTTATGGGAACAGGGTTGATATTGTGGAGGGCGCTCCTGCGAATAGGTCAAGGGTCAGGGGCTTTGATAAGTTGTAAGGTTCCTCGCAACGGCAGTGTGTAGCCCTTATGAGGTCTAAGGTCACCAAGGGGAAGAATCCGGTGTCGCTTATGGATCATACGGTGTCGCGTCTGCGTTACCGTGGTTTTAGGCTTTGGCCTCAGAATGTTTCACGTGGAACGATAATGTTTCACTCAACGGAGAGAATCCATGCAAACAATTCAAAGCGTTGTCCCTGACTCAGCCACTCAGCAGGTGTTGTTTCCGGTGTTCGCGCAGAAGACCGCATCTTTCGCGCTGTCGGGAGCCATGTCGCTAGAACGGGCTGACCGTAACGCCGTGACCGTCGGGGGCATTGATGGGATGTCCGAGTACCTGAACAAACTTGCAGAGCGCAGGCAGTCGGCCCAGTTCCGGGAATCGTCGGGCTTCAAGGTATCGCCGGAACAGTTCCCTTATTGGGCCGGGTTGTCGTGTTGGTTCGAAGGCAGAGTCCTCGGTCTTGATGGGTTGCCGCTCGGCGCACAATCTTCGATGGACTTCCGGGTCCAGCAGGACGCTGAACAACTCATGAACGAGAACCCGAAGCGGATGGCAAGCCGGGAGAAGCAGTTCAAAAAGAAGGTTGACTTGATGGCCTCGGCGGTGTCTCGGATTGATTCTTGCGGTGAGTCTGATCAGGTCCCGAAGGGTTGGCTCGCGATGGCTGTGGACTGGGCGACGGATCGTGAGGAGTGGCTTGAGGGTGCAACCTTCAAGTCTTCCAAAGACCTCGACGCGGACCGCTTCTTGATCCGGGCGTGGATCGCCACCACGTGAGTCGGGTTGCCCCGGTGCCTGTCTGGGCCGGGGCGTTTCGGTGTATCAGAATATGCTGATATGCTGAAAAAATTTTTAACAGCATGAAGGTCGCGACAAGTCGCGCCTTGATCTTCTCACTCGCAGGCTCGCTCGTAACGGCCACACCTCGCCTCGGTAGCCGCTGTTCGGCGCACTGCTTGTTTGGTGCGCCGTCTTCTACAGCCACGGCAACAGACGGGGGATAGGCAATGTACATTAGAGAGGCATGAAAGCCTTGGCAATTTACATTAGAGAGGCAGAGATAAAGTTAAGTTTTTAAATGTTAATTAAATGATGCTAAGTGTATGATTTAATTAGTATTTATCTATGAGTAACTGACCTTAACAGGTTAAGGAGAATGTAATGTTTGAGTTTATATTGTGCGTTGCTTATGTCTTAGGTGTTTGCTGTATGATATACTTGATGACGGAGATATTATGATCGCCAAAGAATATGTTGAATACTTTGAGAAGTATCTTGAAGATGTTAAGTTTGTGGAGATGGTTGATACTTTTACATTCCCTGATGGTGAGGAGTTCCCGATTGTGGAACTAATTATTGAGGCAACCAAAGGAGAAAGCAATGGCTAATCACTGTGGATTTTGTGACACTCGTAGACCGCCCGCTACTGAGGGGTATGAGTATGGTACTAGAATGATGGTGCTAGGTAGTGATTGGGTTGAGTTCTGCCAGCCCTGCGGTAAGGAGGTAGAGGTAACTAACTCTGAGACAAATGAAACCTTTACGTTGCATGATCTGTCTGAATCTTTGAAGGAGAAACGTGATGCTTAGAACAGAGATGATTGATAACTTGCTTGACTCTTATACCATGAGAGAGTTGAAGGCTTTGGCTACAAGGCTAGGTATTGAGACTCTTCCTGAGTTTTCTTACACACATTCAGATATGGTGTACATGGCTGATGCTGTCCATGATATACTGTTTGATCCGGGTGGATGGCATGAAGATTTTAAAAAGTTAGCAGAAATGGAGAAGTAACTATGGAAAGGTTAGATAATAATGTTAATCTCTTTGTTAAATTAATACAGAGATTTCTTGATCCGGTAGAGATAGGTGATCTTGTTACTTATCTTGAGCAGATGCTATATGATCTGAGTAATCCAAGAGATGATGTCGATGAACTTCAAGAACATGAGGACTTTGAACGTGCAGATGAATACTATGGCGGATAGATGTGAGCGTTGTGTTGGTGATAACGTAAAGCCTAATGATTTCTGTAGCAAACAAGTAGGTTATGCTATATGCGAGGAGTGTTACGATGAACTCCGCGCTGAAAAGTATGAAGTTTTATATAACTGGCAATACGAGGACTAGATTATGGTACATCAAGCAAGATACGATCCCTATTCACCTGAGTCGTGGGATATTGAAGGGCATAAGACTGTTAATGTAGATGATATGTTCTTCGATGATTGCTATATGATATACTTAGCACTGGACGAGATTACATTGGAGCCTGTAACTGGTGATCCAATGGAGACTAAGTTAGAGCCTGTGTTCTGGCTGTCTAGTAAGGACATGGATGTAACGATGGAGTTAACCGAAAGAGAAATGATACCCTACTTAGGAGGTTAAGATGAGACAAGTAACATCAACTGAAGCATACGAATCTGTAAAGCCCTACATTCCTACGATATCCGAAAGGATTGTAGATTATATTGGAGCGTGGGGTCCAAATACTTGCGATGATCTGGAGTATCAGTTATCTCTGTCACATCAGACCTGTTCTGCTTGTATTAGAGGCTTAGTTAAACAAGGTATGCTTGAAGATTCTGGTGAGAAAGAGAAAACTCGTACAGGTAGACGCGCAATTATGTGGAAACTAGCAGAGAAAAGCCATGAAAGCATTGGATAAAGTGTATGATGCTGTTGTTCCTTCCCTTGTATCAAGGCTGGAGGAGTATGACAACTGTATTAAAGAGGGATTGGATGCTCCCTTCTCTCCTTGGGTTAAGAGGTGGAAGAATGACGGCACTGTATCTACGTTGATCCCTCATGGTGCGCGTAATGGGGTAAGTAAACGTCAATATAGTGGTATAAATTGGGTAATACTTAACCTATTATCTGAGTATAACTCTAATGATTGGTTTACTTTGAACCAGTTAAAGAAACTAACAGGTAATGACCGGCCTATTCCTGATGGTGCTTGGGATACAAGCGAACAGATAATGTTCTTTAAGATGAACACATCTACTGACAAGCGAACAGGTGAGGAGAGTAGTTTCCCTATGTCTAAGACATATAGAGTCTGGAACAGGGAAGAGATACCTGATGTTCCTGAACCTGAGCCTGATGCAATACTCGCTGACTTTGAGGTTAAGTCTGTGATTGATTCTTATATTGAGAAGATTAATCTAAAGGGTGGCATACATTATGGTGGTGACCGTGCGTTCTATCGTCCATCAGATGATGCTATTGGTTGTCCTCAAGAGTCTTCCTTCCAAACTTGGGAGGAGTTTGAGGCTACCAAGGGGCATGAAACTGTCCATGCTACTGGTGCTAAACACAGGCTTGATAGAACAAGAGGTAAGAAGTATGAGTCTGAAGCCTACGCTTATGAGGAACTTGTTGCTGAGTTAGGTGCGGCTATGCTCTGCTCCCATGTGGGAATTCCGCTTGAGAAACTACAGCATACACAGTATATTCATGGGTGGTTGAAGCGACTCAAGAGTGATAAGAAGTTCTTGTTTGATGCCGCCGCTGATGCGGGTAAAGCATTCAACTATCTTGTTGAGAGTCAAACTTAGTACGCTTGTAAACCTTCTTGTTAGACAGTGCTTTAGGTTTATATTTATTGTGCTTGGCTACCAGATTACGTTGACGTTTAATTCTGGTACGCTCTCTGTCCTCTGGATTAGACATAAGTATAACTTATAGTAGTATATGTAAAGGTGACCCTAGTAATAAAGAAATAGTTCTTCTACCTAATAAGAACTTTACCACTTTTTTACCATATTTAATGGTAAAGGTATATTAGAACACTATTATATTAGGGTTAAATGATATGTCAAATAAATGGTAGAGTTCTTATTATGTAGGAGGTGTTTATGAAACCGTATGAAATTATTGCTAGAAGAGCAGAAGGATATGTTACAGAATCAAGAAGGGCTGTTGACAAGTTAAGTATAAATGAAAGTTGGAATGTTACCGTTAAGGATGGTACATTAAACTTTATCTTAGACTGTGTATCATGGCTTGATAGACTGCCGGGAAGCAAGGAGAAGAAAGCCCCTTATGCCAAGCGTATATGGGATTGTTATTTGTCTGTACAACAGGGTAGACTTGATGATACTACCATGATTCCACAAATATTAGGAGGTAATAGAGTGACATACTCAGAAGATCAGTCGGTCGAAACATCCATTGCTGATAGCGGTATCGGAACTGGTGGTCTAGGATATGCCAGCGTCAGATCACAGGATATAGGCACAGCATTTAGAGGTAAGCAAGCCGATCCTTACTTCCGCAAGGTAGCAAAGAGTCCTGCTCGTACCCTTGAGGGAGAGGAGAAGGCTCAGGCTTATGCTGATTACCTGAGAAACAAGGAGGAATAGTGTATCATTTATGCAACAAGTGTCAGCGTCCTGCTACTCAAGCAGAGTCTAACCTGTGTGATCGGTGCTGGGTGCAGAAGTATTCTACTCAGTGGTATGAAGGAGAGGAGATTCCTTACGCTGATCTATTCAAGAAGACTATAGGAGTGTGGGGTAAGAAGGATGATGAGAGTAGAGAGGAATGGTTCTCTCGATGCGAGGCTAAGGTAAGGGAGAAAGGATATGCTAAGTCAGTCATCAAAAGCAAAGGGGAGAAACCTCCAGAAGTGGGTAGTGGAACAGATACTCAAGGTGTTTCCTGAACTGGAGCCTGATGATGTAACCAGTACCTCAATGGGCGCTAGTGGTGAGGATGTTAAGCAGTCACCAAGAGCGAGGGAGTTAACTAAGCACTCCTTTGAGTGCAAGAATCAAGAGCGTGTTAATGTATGGAAAGCCTACGAACAGGCTGAAGCAAATGCAGGAGGCCACGAACCCTGCGCTATCATAAAGAAGAACAGGCATAAACCTTTGGCAGTCGTGGATGCTGAATACTATTTAAGGAGTTTAAGTAATGCGGAAAAAACAGACAACTGACATGGTAAACTTTGCTAACTCTATCCTATCTGGATGGGGAGATGCAATGAACGAGGCCATGCGTCCAGCAGAGGGATCAATACGTCTTATGCAGGAAACTAAGACTGTAAAGATGAAGTGTGTGTACCCTAGTCAGGATGATGGCGCATCATATTCATGGGTAAAGATAGATGAAGCAGATGATATTGAATCTTATGGGGGTACAAAGTGAGCGAAGAAGAGCAGTGTATGTTAGAGAACAGGGTTGATATGCTTGAGGAATACATAGCAGAGATGGCTGAGTTGTTACATGATACGATAGAAATAATTGAGGAAAGATATGACCACTAAGAATGATATGTTGCGTGAGTTGTTCGTGGCTAACGGGCTAGTCAAGGGTGAGGATACCCATGAGTTGAAGTTCGGTGGCCGTGGCCTCACCATTATTACTAGGAACGGTATCGAAAAGATACAGTACCATAATGATATTAGGGTGACATACCACGTTGAGAAAATGGAGCCTGACTTTGTTGTTATCAGGGCTGTTGCAACCAAGGGTGACGTTACTGTAGAAACCTTTGGTGAATCATCCCCGAGCAATACAAAGCAGACTTATCCTGTAGCAATG